GATTTGGTATTATTAAATAGTTGAAAATCAAATAGATTTGCCGCGTTAGCTCAGTTGGTAGAGCAAGGGACTGAAAATCCCTGTGTCCTTGGTTCGATTCCGAGACGCGGCAAATTTTTTATTTAGATATAGCAAGGGTTTTCGCCCCTTGCTATTTTAATTTTTATCAAAAAACCTCGAAAATTGCTCTATATTTGAAAAGAAATTTTGACTGTTTTAAAAAATCGTCAAAAGCGTTGATAATAAAGACTTTGCACAATATAATCACATCTTGCATAAAATACTAATATTTTGAAAATTACACACAGATTACACACAGATTGCACACAGAATTTTTAACTAATCAATTTTTGTAATGCTTCTCGTTTATCTTCAACATCAACTTTTAAATATCTTTGAGTAGTCGCAACGGAACTATGCCCTAATAATTCTTGTATTACCCTTAGACTTACATTTTTATCTTTTAATCTTGTTCCAAAGGTTCTTCTTAGATCGTGTATAACTAAATTTTCAATCCCAACTGCTTTTCCTGCGTTTTTAACTGCTTTTATAATTGTTGTAAAAGGTTTGTTTGTTTTTGGATTTATGAATAAATAATCTTGCGCTTTTTCATAATACGGCATGATTATTTCCATCATTAAATCATTTAAAGGTATAATTAAATGCTTTCTTCCTTTGTTTAGGCTTCTTGTGATTTCAATATGTTTTTCTTCTATATTTATTTGTATTTTTCTTAATCTCAATATATTATTTTTTCTTTGTCCTGTATTTAATAACGACAATACAATAACTCTATGTTGATTTGTTGGTAAATGTTTCAAAAAATCTATTTGTTTTTGGAGTGGTAAAACGACATTTCTTGTATTATCTTCTACAAACTTATCAACTTTGTTACAAGGATTATAGTCTATGTAATTATTCTCGATCATTACATTGTATGCTTTTTTTAGCGAACTATAATATCTATTTACTGTTGAATTTGCTAAACATCCTCTTTTAGTTTTTCTATTTTTTAGGTGCATTTTCATATTTTCAATATCAATTGGCTTAATGTCTAAAATATTTTTATTTTTGCCAAAAAATTCTTTAAAAAATTCGGTATGTGTTACATCTTTATCATAAGTTGCCTTATTTGCTTTTGAATATTCAAGATATTTTTTGCACATAAAATCAACTGAATAAGATTTTTTATTATTTTCTTCCTTTGTAAGTCCTAATTGTTTTTGTCTTATTTTATATCTAACTCCATCTTCGAGTTCCGTTGCGCTTTGTTTATCTGTTGCGCCATCACATAGTACATGGTATCTTTCACCTTTTATTGTGCCGTAGCAATACCATTTTCCATTTTTTCTTTGATAAACTGTCATTATTTTCCTTTCCAAAGCATTTTAAATTGGGGAGTTTTACAACTCCCCACCAATAAATTTTTCTAATAATGGTTTTTTGATGCGCACTATTCCACCTAGCTTAAATACCAATTCAGGTGGTAAATTTTTACGTCTGATCCAACTTCTTATTGTGCTTTCTTGTGTTTTAAATATTTCTGCGGTTTCTTTAATAGTTAGTAAATTATCGTTAGCAATTGAGAGCATATTAATTACCCCGCAATTCTTGTTTTACTTAACCTCTCAATCATTTGCCTTACCTTTAATGGTTGCTCATTTAAGGGGGCTAAAACATAGTCAACCCAATATACTTTTGAATTAAAACGATTTTCGCCTGTTTTTTGTACGCTTTTAATGTTTACATTTCTTTTTCTTAAATATCTGATAATACTTGGTAAATGTCTAAAGCCATAAATTTCATTACATTCTTTATTGCTTATTTTTCCGTTAACAATTAAATGGCATAGAATTCTATCTTCTTGTGACATATTTTGTTGTGTGTATAAATTACCTATCATTAGCAAACTTCTCCTTTACAGCTTGAATCGAAGCATTATAAAACAAGTCAATTTTTTGATTTCCTTGCGTATGCCTAGATTTTCCTATTAAAAACTGTAAATCCCATTCGCTACATTTATTTGGTTCATAATAAAACGGTCTATGCACAAAACACACCATATCTGCATCTTGTTCAATTTTTCCTGAATCTCTTAAATCAGATAATTTTGGAGTTTTATCCTGTCTATCCGCATAACTTCTATTTAATTGATGAAGAGCAATAATAGGTTTATCTATTTCCATAGCCGTTAATTTTAAATTTCTAGAAATTTCGCTCGTTTTTTCATACAGGCTTTTTCCATCTTTGCAGCTTATTAATCCTAAATAATCAATAAAAACCGCATCGCTATCTGAATTTTTTTCAATATTGCGTATTTCTTCAACTGTTGTGTTGTATTTAGTGCATATTTTAATTGGCAAATTTGGTAAAATTTCATTGATATATTTTTGATAAACTCTATATTCGTAATCAGTGAATGATTTTGTTCTAAACTTTGACGCTCCAACATTTGTCTGTGAGCATATTAATCTATTTTGAAGTTGTTTTAAAGACATTTCTAAACTGAAAACATCAACTTTGAAACCATTATTTGCCATATTGGCAATGAGATTAATCATCATACAAGTTTTGCCCATTCCTGTAGCCCCTGCAAGAATAATTAAATCACCGCCCTGCATACATCCTAATTTATTGTCAATTGATGGAAATCCTGTTTTGATTAATTTTTGATTATTATAATCTTTTGATAATAATTCATCTGATTTATATGCAATTGACAATAATTGAGATGTATCTGTGTATTTACTCCTTTCCTTTAATACTTTTTCTAAATCAGCTTCTGTTTTAGCTTGTTGAATAAGTCTTGAAAAGTATGCTTCTTGAATTTTTTGAACATAAAATTTGTAATTAACATTTGTGACATATCTATCTTGCGACAAGCATACTTCTGCAATTTCATTTTCATTCTTCAATAATTCGCAAACACTATAAACATTTGCTTCTTTATTAGAATTTATTAGGTGTTCACATATTTCAAAAACTTTTTTGAATAAATGATTTACAAACATTTTGGACGATAAAACACTCAAAAGAGTTTTTTGCATATTTTCTTTTGAAGCTATTAATATTGTTATAATTTCTTGTTCGTATTCATTAAGCAAAAGCATTATATGATGAATCTTCCCCGTTATTTTTAGCAATTTTTCCTTGATACATTTGCCAATTATTTAGAGATATGATTGAAAATGATTTTGTTTTTTGGATAAAAATATCGTTAGTTTTTTGTAATTTCGTTAGTGCGGTTCTCGTTTGTTGAACCGATAAACCTGTTTCTTTTGCTAGTTTTCGTATCGTAGTAATAGTTTGTCCTTTTTTGAGGATTATTCCGCAATAATGAGTTTCTTTATGTTGTACATTTAGAATTAGATGTAAGAAAATGACTTTGCAAGAAATATCTTTATACCATTCCCAAGACATCATTTTTCTATAAATTTTTACCCAAGAATCTCTATTCATTAAGCTACATCAACATATTTGTTTTCTTCATTATTCCAAGCAACTTGCGTAAAAGTCCAACCTGTTAGTTCAATTTTTTCTTGAACTTTTGTTGCATCTTTTGGAGCATATCTGTTTATACCTAGTTTTCCTTTTACTCGTACATAATTTCCAACTTTTAAATTTTCAGCCAATTTTTCAGCGGTATTATCTTTCTTTGTATTGAAAAATGTGATTGGAAAACTTTCGTATTCGTCTACTTTGGGTTTTTTCTTTGCCAATATTATCTTGGTAAAGCAAGTTCCTTTTTCGCTATATTTAATTTCAAGCCAATTAATTCTGCCTAATATTTCAAAACTATTCATTTTTTATTTCTTTTTCACTCCCTACATTGTCGTCAGTCCAATTTGTTTCATCCTTGACTTCAAACATATCTAAACTTACTCTTGATTTTGTTGTACTATCCATAGCAAGTGCTTTTTGAAGTTCAATAGATTTTGGTAACAGCTTTGCCAACTGTTTTAAAACTGTTTTTTTACACATTGCATCTCTTTCTGTTACCCAGGGCGAAGTTTTACTAAATTCTTTTTTTACTTTGTCGTAAGTTTTGCTATGATTTGTACCGTGTTCCATACATTCATCAATATTCATGAATTTAAAAACATTTCCATCGTTATTTAATTTTGCAATTGCATAATAGCCTATAGGTTTGCCTCTATTGATTTTCCCATCTTCATTTGGTGTAAATTTTGGGCAATGTTTAAGGCTTGCATCAGTTCCATAATTAAATTCAAATAAATCTTTTTCAAAAACCGTATGAACATCAATGCTTTTTGCAAGTTTGTGTCTATAAAACAATTCAATAAAACCTTTATAACCAATCTGAAATTGAACTTCCTTTACTTTTGTCCATTGATCGCCAATTTTTTTGGAATTATTAAAAGGTATTAAATATGCTTGCCCTTCAACATCAGGTTCTAAACCAAGTTGTGCTGATTGAAAAAGTGCGCCTAAAAAACTTTCAGGAGTACATTCTGCTAATTCGGGATTTCTTCTTAAACTTGTTAAAGCTATCCTAACTAATCTTTCAGCGTTTAAATGTGCCGGCACTGCTTTACCTAGCTCACTTAAACTTTTTTGAATAAGTTGTTCAATTGGTTTAGACTTTTGTCTATTTTGTTGAATTTGTTGTGTGATATTTGCTATTTGTGTATTTGGTTGTACTGCCATTATGCTACCCTTTCTGCTTTTATCTGACTTACAAAACGCACCTCGCAACATTTAGTCATATCTTCAAAAGTACATTGACTTTGATACGGACAATGTATGCAAGGTGTGTCAAATTCCCCAAGGAAATGCGCTATATTGTCTTGTTCGTAGTCCATCTTAAAACCCATCCTCTATATTCTCTTAACTTATGCGGCTTTTTTCTTATTTTGACTTACATAAAGTTTTCTAGTTTTTTGTTCATAACAGTATCTCTGAACAAATGAACTATATTTCTTAAATTTATTAAATTGTTTGGTATCTATACAAGTTTTAGTTTCCAGTTTCCAACTAACTTTATAATTTTGAGTTAATAGTCCGCAATTCTCGTTAATTGCTGCTTTTAGCTCTGTTTCAAGCACATCTTTTTTATCTTCCAACAATTTGATACCTTTTTTAATTCGTTGAAGTTTTATGATTTTTTCTTCCATTTCTTGTTTTTCGATATATTCATCATTTTGATTTGGAAACGCTTTTATTAAAATTGGCTTATCTTGAACTGTAATTGCAGGCATGGTTTTTGTTTGAACACATTCCCAAAATTCTTTTGCACTTTCAACCATTAAATCAAATAGATTTTTATCAAACTTAATTGGTTTCGATTTAAATTTTTGTCCGCCAATTAATACTGCGATATATCCTGTCTTTTTTCCGGTTATACCAAGATACCAAATTACTTGAAGAATATACTCTTGAGGAATTTTATCTTCTTCCCATTCATCTTGCTTATAAGAGGCACAAGTTTTGCATTCCAATATTTCATCAGCGCCTGCAATTAATCTATCGATATGTGCAACCATAAAGGGGTGTTTTTTATGCACATACATCTGACTTGTTTTGCGAACT